GGGATCGCTGCAGCCGCGCAGAACATGGACGGCATCGAAGTGGAGATCATTCCTGACGGAGCCGAAGTTGAGATTGAAGCGGAGGTGGACACACCCGAGTTCGGGGCCAATCTGGCCGAGGAGATGGACGAGCGGGCTTTGACCGCGCTGGCATCAGAACTAGATGCATCGATTGGAGAAGACCTCGCTAGCCGCAAGGATTGGGAAAAGGCGTATGTGGACGGTTTGAAGCTGCTGGGGCTCAAGTATGAGGAACGCACTGAGCCGTGGGATGGTGCATGCGGTGTGTTTCACCCTATGATTACCGAAGCGATTGTGCGTTTTCAGTCGGAGGCTATCACGGAGGCGTTCCCCGCACAAGGCCCCGTGCGCACCAAGATAATCGGCAAGGAGACACCTGAGAAAGAGGCGGCGGCTAAGCGGGTTGAGCACGACTTGAACTACGAGATGACGGACGTGATGCGGGAGTACCGCCCAGAGCACGAGCGTATGTTGTGGAGTCTACCGGCCACAGGTAGCGCGTTCAAAAAGGTGTATTACGACCCCAACATGGGGCGGCAGACCTCTGTTTTTGTACCCGCAGAGGACATTATTCTGCCCTATGGCACCACTGATCTGGACACCTGCTACCGGTTGACACATGTGATGCGTAAAACCACCAACGACATCAAGAAACTACAGCACTCCGGGTTCTACAAGGACGTAGACGTTAGTGATACGCCGGTCAAAGAGCTCGACAACATCAAAAAAGCCAAGGATAAAGAGACCGGCTTCAGTGATTTGAACGATGAGCGGCACATTTTGTACGAAGTGCACGTAGATCTAGACTTGAAGGGGTACGAAGACAAAGACGCGGACGACGAAGACACCGGGATTGCCCTGCCATACGTGGTTACGTTGGTCAAAGGTACCAACGAGATACTGTCTATACGACGTAACTGGGCCGAGACCGATGCGCTACGCTTGAAACGACAGCATTTTGTGCACTATCAGTACATCCCTGGGTTCGGTGCTTACGGCTTTGGCTTGTTCCACCTTATCGGCGGGTTTGCCACTAGTGCGACAAGCATTATGCGCCAGTTGGTCGATGCAGGGACACTAAGTAACCTGCCCGGCGGGCTGAAGTCACGCGGACTGCGTATTAAAGGGGACGACACCCCGATCAGCCCGGGCGAGTACCGCGACGTGGACGTTGCCTCCGGTTCGCTGCGCGACAATATCTTACCGCTGCCGTACAAAGAACCCTCGGTGGTGCTGTTCCAGTTGCTTGGAGCCATCGTAGAAGAGGGGCGTCGTTTTGCTGCCACAGCGGATATGAAGGTGTCGGATATGTCGGCGCAGGCCCCGGTGGGCACTACGTTGGCCCTGCTGGAGCGCCAGTTAAAGGTTATGTCGGCCGTACAGGCGCGCATGCACTACAGCATGAAGCAGGAACTGCGGTTATTGGCCACAATTATTCGGGACTACACCGAGGACAACTACGAGTACGACCCCACCGGGGAGGTGAATCGCCACGCCAAGAAGACCGACTACGAGCATGTTGACATCATCCCGGTGAGTGACCCCAACGCGGCAACTATGAGCCAACGGGTTGTGCAGTATCAAGCCGTGGTGCAGTTGGCCCAGATGGCTCCGGACATTTATGACCTACCCCAGCTACATCGCCAGATGCTTGGCGTGCTAGGTATCAAAAATGCAGAGAAAATACTGCCGCTGCCCGATGACGCCAAGCCAAAAGACCCCGTGTCCGAGAACATGGCTGCGCTCAAAGGGGAGCCGATCAAGGCGTTTCAGAACCAGAACCATGAGGCGCACATTCAGGTGCACATGTCGGCCATGCAAGACCCGACCATTATGCAGTTGGTCGGACAAAACCCACGGGCCCCGATGATCCAAGGAGCCATGATGGCGCACATCGCAGAACACGCAGGCTTTGCGTACCGTCAGCGTATCGAGCAGCAGTTAGGTATGGCACTACCGCAAGACGGTGAGCCGTTAAGCCCGGAGATGGAACACCAGTTGGCCCAGTTAATGGCGCAGGCTGGGCAGCAGGTGCTGCAGCAGTCGCAACAGGAGCAAGCGCGCAAGAAGGCGGCGCAAGATGCGCAAGACCCAGTGCTTCAGATGCAGCAGCAAGAGCTGGCGCAGAAGGACAAAGAGGTGCAGCTAAAGAGTATGAAAATAGTAGGAGACCTAGCCGCAAAGAACGACGACTTGGAACTACGCAAAGCAGCGCTGCAGGCCAAGGTACTCACGGATTTTGCAAAACTAAAAGCCGAAGAGGAGCGCACAGGCGTGCAAACAGGTGTGGATATGGCTAAACACCAAGCCCAGCTTGCCGTGCAGCAGTTGGCACAACAAAACCGACCCGAAAGTAAAAAATGACCGAAACCCAACAGTTTGCGGATGCACTGCGTAAAAACATCCGTAAGGACATGAACAACTACGCGGACGACTTGGCCAACGGCGTGTGTAAAAACTTTGACGAATACCAAAAACTCTGCGGTGTGATACGGGGCTTGGCGCTGGCAGAAGAACACATGACGACCCTGCTTAAAAAGGTATCCCAAGATGACGACGAATGAAATTATCCTGCCGCCCGGACTAGCCCTGCCGCCCGGTATTGTTCCGCAAGAAGCGCCCGACGAAGGAATGGAAGCCGGTGAAAAAGCCACGTACCTGCCGCAGCCGCAGGGGTACAAGATTCTGTGTGCGCTGCCCGAGGTGTCCAAGACCTTCGGTGAAACCGGGATCGTTCGCGCGGATAACTACATCAGGCAGGAAGAGCACGCCACGGCGGTGTTGTTTGTTCTGGCAGTGGGCCCCGACGCGTACAAGGACGAGAAGAAGTTTCCGTCCGGCCCGTGGTGTAAGGCCGGTGACTTCATTCTGGTGCGTACCTATGCGGGTACCCGCTTCAAGATTTTCGACAAGGAAATGCGGATTTTGAACGACGATCAAGTCGAAGCAGTCGTGGCTGACCCACGCGGAATCTCAAGGATTGGAGGCTGATATGGCAGTAAAAGACGAATTTGAGTTTCCCGACGAAAAAGAAGCGAAAGCCGTAGCCGTCGGAGCCGGTAAGGACGAAGACTTTGAGATCGAAGTGCTCGACGACACGCCCGCACAAGACAAAGGCCGTCGCCCACTAGACAAGGAAGTGACCGACCCGGACGAGGCTGAGCTGGAGTCGTATTCCGACAAGGTGCAGGGCCGCATCAAAGAGCTGACACATGCACGCCACGACGAGCGCCGGGCCAAAGAGACCATCGAGCGTGAGAAAGCGGAGCTGGAGCGCGCGGCCAAGCAGCTGCTAGACGAGAACCGTCAGCTGCGCGCGGTGGTGGACAATGGCAGCAAGCAGTATGTCGAGCAGGCCCTGACTATTGCGGACTCCGCAGTGGAGAAAGCCAAGCGCAAGCTGTTCGAGGCCCAAGAGGCTTTTGACAACGAGGCGATTGTTGCGGCGCAAGATGAGTTGTTCGATGCAAAGATTAAGGCAGCAGAAGCAAAAAAATTCCGCCCAACCTCTTTACAAGAACAAGAAGAGGTGGTACAAACGCAACAACAAGTACCGAATACCCCCAAACCGGATACAAGAACACTGCGCTGGCAGGCAAAAAACCAGTGGTTTGGAGACCCCGAGTACGACGAAATCACCAGCTTCGCTATGGGGCTGCACAAGAAGTTAGTACGTTCTGGTGTTGATCCGACAACGGATGACTATTTCGAGCAAATTGACGCTCGCTTGAAAACCACGTTCCCGGACATGTTTGGCGGCGTGGAGCGGCAACAGTCACAAAGTATCTCTAAAAGACCTGCCTCTGTGGTGGCCCCAGCAGCACGCTCGTCTGGAGCCCGAAAAATCCAATTAACCGCCACGCAAGTAGCGTTGGCAAGTAAGTTAGGACTAACCCCGCAGCAGTATGCTGTACAAGTAGCAAAATTGGAGAACTGAAATGGCTGAAACCCGTACCCCTCGTGAACTCGTGTCACGCGAAAAGCAAGCTCGTGCAGTGTATGTCCCACCGACAAATCTGCCTGACCCTGATCCCCGCCCCGGGGTCGTGCATCGTTGGATTGCAACGCATGTGCTGGGCCAGTCCGATCCAACCAACGTGTCTCGCAAGATGCGCGAAGGCTGGGTGCCGGTGAAAGCAGCAGACTATCCAGAGCTGCAACTGTTCGGTAGTAAAGACTCAGGTAACGTGGAAATTGGCGGACTTATGCTATGCGCTATGTCTACCGAACAAGCAAAAGCCCGAGACGATTACTACCAGAAGCAGGCGCAGAATCAGATGGACTCTGTGGACAACAGCTACATGAGAAATAACGACGCGCGTATGCCGCTCTTCACTGAACGCAAGACCAGTGTTAGCAGAGGCGCGAATTTTGGTTCAGGTTCTTAACAAAGGAGTCTTAAATGGCTAGTGTTGCTTCCCCCTATGGCTTAAAACCAATCGGAATGATTGGCGGACGCCCAACAAACAACAGCGGTATTCGTGAATACCGTGTTGCCGCAGATACGACTGCGATTTTCACAGGTGCACTGATTGTGCTGTCTGCCGCAGGCCTGCCTGCAGTAGTGGCCTCCAGCCCCTTGGCGATCCAGATCCCCGCCACTTCGGCTAACGGCACCCCCGGCATTGTCGGCGTGTGCACAGGCGTGCGCTATGTAATGCCCGGAGTTAACTACTCGTTGAACGGACAGAACATTCCAATCAACGCAGTCACCGCAGGGTACCGCGAGATTTGGGTGCAAGTGGCTGAAGACTACGACCAACTGTACCAAGTGCAGGGTTCCGCAGCTTTGGGCACCTTCAACAGCGGTACTAATGGCTCTGGCTGGCCCGGCGCTGTCGGTAAGAACGCGGCTTTGGGTAACTTCGGCGGCTCCGCGACAACCGGTCTATCTACCATGAACTTGGTAGTTGGTACCAACGGCGCATCCTTGGCGGCTACAACCACCTTGGGGCTGCGTATCGTTGACGTTGTGCGCGGTACCGAAACCGACGCATTCCCTGAATTCCTCGTGAAGTTTAATGTGGGTGTTCACTCCTACACAAACCCACTGGGCGTCTAATCCAACTACACAAGGAGTACTGAAAAATGGCTATTTCACGCGCGCAGTTACTGAAAGAACTGCTTCCCGGACTTAACGCATTGTTTGGCATGGAATATGCCCGATACGGCGAAGAGCACAAGGAAATCTACGAAATCGAGAAATCGGAGCGTAGCTTTGAAGAAGAAACTAAGCTGGCAGGCTTTCAAGCCGCCCCAGTGAAGACCGAAGGTGCCGGTATTGCGTATGACAACGCACAGGAAGCCTTTACCGCTCGCTACACCCATGAGACGATTGCCCAAGGCTTCGCCATAACGGAAGAAGCGATGGAAGACAATCTGTACGATAGTCTGTCCGCACGCTACACCAAGGCACTGGCTCGCGCCATGGCCTACACCAAGCAAGTGAAGGGTGCTGCCGTTATCAACAACGGTTTCAGCCAAAACTTCTTGGGTGGCGACGGCGTGTCTTTGTTCGGTGTGAACTCCGGCGGTACTCGTGTCGGGCACCCACTGGTCAACGGTTCGGTTAACTTCAACAGCCCCACCACTGGCGTGGACTTGAATGAGACTTCGCTGGAGAACGCGGTTATTCAGATCGCTGCTTGGACCGACGAGCGCGGACTGTTGATCGCGGCCAAACCCCGCAAGATGCTTATTCCTCCAGCACTGCAATTCGTTGCGGAACGCTTGATGAAGACCCAGTTGCGCACCGGCACTACGGAAAATGACATCTCTGCCATTGTGAGTATGGGCGTGGTGCCTGAAGGCTACGTGGTCAATCACTTCTTTACCGACACAAATGCGTGGTTCTTGTTGACTGATGTACCAAACGGCCTCAAGCACTTTGTGCGTGCGCCGCTGGTGACTTCAATGGACGGAGACTTCGACACGGGGAACACCAGGTACAAGGCGCGAGAGCGCTACAGCTTCGGGGTGTCGGACCCGTTGGGTGCGTGGGGTTCTTCTGGCAGCACCTAAGCTAAAACCGCAGCCAGAAGGCTGCTAAAAAAGGAGCTTCGGCTCCTTTTTATTTATTAGAAGACGCAAGCGTCTTCTTTGCGGCACAGCAGCACGCAAGAAGAAAATCTTGTAAAACCCAACCAACATGTGGTATAAAACAGATATAGGAAAACTTATATGGCACAGCTTTATATCCAGACACCCGTATCGCGAGCGGCAAATTCGTACGATTTTGACAAGGTGCTGATTTGCACTGCGGCGCTGAACATCACGATTCGCAATGACCGGCTTATGGGGCTGAACGCTGATAATTCTACTGTCATTGCGCTGTACCAACAGTCTGCAGGTGCTGTAGCTTTTGTGGCAGATAGCGACGTGACTTTCACAAACACAGCACCTACACAGGCACAGTACGGCACGGTAGGCATAATGCATGTAGGCCCCAACACTTGGGCCTACATTAAAGCAGCATGAAGCCCCTTTTTATGCTTTTGTCGTCCGGCGGGGGCTCATCTGCGGTGCCCACACTAGACCTCAATCTGACAGCCAGCCTTGATCCCCGCATTACCTTTACGCGCGCCGGTACTCGTAACTACATAAATGCAGGGGTTTTAACTGCTTTGGCTACTGGTACGCCAGCGTTTGAGTCGTGGGGCGGTGTTAGTCGTGGCATGGCGATTGAGCCAGGGTTTACCAATCTGCTGACTTACAGCAACGACCCGACAAACGCTGTATGGACAAAGAATGCTGGGGGCGTCAGTACGGGGGATGTTGGTCCCGGACTAATTACTCAAATGTACCAGTTTGAGGCTACCGCCACTAACGATATTCATGCGCTACAGCGGGTAGTCTCATCACAGGCTGCCGGAACTCGCCAAACATTTACTTGTTTTGTAAAGGCGGGTAACGCTAGTAGTACATTCTCCGTTTACATACACCTTGCCAACCAATACAACAATGACGGGATTAACTATATAGTCCGCATAGACGGCAACGAGGGTTTCTTTAGTTTTGTAGATGCCAATATGAGTGACATCATATACGGCTATAGAAAGCTATCGGGGGACATCTACCAAGTATGGGTGACGGGCACGTGGGCAAGCACAGGATCGAAGGAAGTTTGGATTGGTGTGTCCGCTAATACTGCGCCAAACACCAGGGCATATGCAGCGACAACTTCTGATCGTTTTCAAGTTTTCGGAGCGCAGTTTTGCACTGCTAACGGGCCTACTGGTTACGTAGCTACAGGAGCTGCTACCGCAACACAGGCCGCAGAGAGCGCAGTGTTTAATGATACTGCATGGATGACCTCTACATCGATAGGCACCTTTGTCGTTGAGCACGACTGTTGGTCGGGGCCTATCATAGGCTCTGGGACGAACGTGGTACTTGGTGCAAGTGCTCCAGGCAAGACGGCAATCGCGTGGTCGGGTGTTAGCAGCGATACCGTGCACAATGGCGGGGCCGCTGCCTCCGGTGTGCAGCCCACATTCTCTGGGAATGAGGTACGCTTACTGTCTACTAGCGCGGTCGGCAACGCTGGGCATATTAAGAGTATCCGGTTCTACCCAACAAGATTGACTGTAGAACAAATGCAAGCACTTACTGTGCCAACACCGGTATCAACAGCTACGCCAGGAGCGCTGCGCACAGTAAGTGTGAACAATAGGCTTCCTGCGGGATTGACTACCGTAGCTGGCTCAGCACGTACGTTTAAGAGCCGGTTTAAGGTGCAGTTAGGCTCTCAGGCGTGTTCTGAGCTATACCTAGATTTTCCAAACATTGACTTTGCTGGAGGGGCCACAGGCAATGCGATTAACATTACGGCAGCGGCCCTTGAGCGAGAAACCGGTGTTGCTGAGTACGCACCAATTCGTGTTGGAGGTTCTCGCACTTTTACGGTAGCTTCGGGTGCAGCAACAACCGTAAAGAGTGACGTAATTCTCCCTACGGCATTTACTGGTTTGTCCGAATTTCCAGCGGATACTGTATTCTGGGTGCGCCTAGAGGGTACCGTAACAACCGCCGGGCATACGATTCCGTACTCTAGACACGCTATCGAAACAGGGTCTTTTGCAAGGATATACGACCCCGCTTCTGTGGTTTATTCAAGTGTAGACAGTACCGGTGCAATGATCTATATTAGCGGCACCAGTGTTG